TGTTATGGGAGCTTTAGTTGCACAGATCCAAAACCTAACACAAGGTAAAGATTTAGATGATCCTACAACACTAGATTTCTATTTAAAATCAATAGTTAAAGGTGGAAGTGCATCCTTCTTGGCAGATGCAATATCCGCTACGGCAGATCCTACAGAACGTAGTGTGAAGGACTTTATTATTCCTGCAAGCTTCAAAGATGTAATGTCAGTTGGAACAATGGTATCAGGAGCAGGTCAAGCTTATCTTTCAGAACGTGAATCAAGCTATGGAGCTGAAGCTGTAAATACAGTTAAGAACAATATACCTTTCCAAAATTTATGGTATTCAAGACTTGTATTTGACCGTTTAGTAATTGCTGAACTTCAAGAACTATTCGATGAAGGGTACAGAGAACGTAAAGCAAGAAGACAAGAATCTAACTACGGTATTAGTTATTGGTGGGACTTAGATAATAATGAAATACGTGTTCCCGATACTAACTCAAGATCAGAATGAGGATGCTATATCTATTAGTAATGAAGAAAATCTATCGAAATTTAATGTATTGGTTAGTGAGATAAAAGCAGCTTTAATGATAAATAATGCTAATAAAAATACATTTACTTATGCTAATATGAACATAATAACAACAGAGGGTATACATTAATGAAACGCATTTTATTGGCAACTGTCATTGCAACTTCAAGCTTTGCTTATGCAGATAGTGGGCTTTACACATCATTGAAAGCAGGTGTTAGCGACACAAAATTTGAAGACTATAAATTGGATCTTGCTGATGGTAATGATAGTCTAGTCTTTAAACATAAAGATGCAGATGAAACTATTTACCCAAATATTTCAGCTGCTATCGGTTTTGATTTTAGTAAGGTAAGCAAAGTAAATGCACGTGCTGAACTAGAATATACATATAAAGATAAAGCTACATTTGCACCAAATATCAGCTCAGCTATTTTTAATGGTGTAGAAGTGCAATTTCCTGAAGGTTTTCCTAGTTTTTTAGTAAATGAACTTAGAACTCAGTCTTTGATGCTAAATGGTTATTACGATTTTAAAAACAAATCTAAATTCACACCATATTTAAGCGCTGGTGTAGGTGTAAGCCGTATTGAAAATAAGGTTTCAATTAACCCTGAAGCTCTTGGTGACTCTGAGAATATTACTACAGATACAAATAATAACTTTACTTGGACAGCAGGTGCAGGCGTAGCTTACAAAGTAACTGAAAATGTGGCTCTTGATTTAGCGTATCGCTATGTTGATGCTGGGGAGACAGATGTAAGCCAATCTTTTGAAGGTACTAAGTTAAAAAATACAGCAGATTTAGTATCACATGATTATTCTTTAGGTGTTCGTTACAACTTCTAATACCCAAGAATAAAGAGGAGGGAATAATCCCTCCTTTTAAACAATACAAATAATACAGCTATTAATAGAACTATTAAAATAAGAAAAACAATGAGCAAAATTGAAGAATATAAAAGTGAGCTAGTCCGTATTCAGGAGATAGCAATACTAGACACTATTGATCTAGTTGAACGTGGTAACAGTGAAGATAAAGAAACAAAAATTGGGCGTGGAAATGCGGCATGGATCTACAAATCTGCTAACCAAACTTTGGCTATAGCAGCACGTATCGAACAGCTAATCGAAGCACGAAACAAGACTCAACCAATAACAACAACAGAAGACGAAGAAAAACAAAAAGAAGCTGAAGCTGAGAAGCTCCTTCTATCAGTTCGTAAAGAGCTGACTAAACGTAAAAAGGGTACTAAAAAGGATGGCAAAGAAGGCTAATACAGCTAACTTTGTTGAGTTCTATATGTTGTGGGGTCTAGTCAATGGTTGGCAAATCCCCGACTTCCATATAACAGTTTGTGAATGGCTTGAAGACTTTGGCAACTTAGGTTTGCTTATGCTTCCTCGTGGTCATTCCAAGTCTACAATTCTCGATGTATATAACGCTTACAGACTATATAAGAATGCAGATGAATTAATACTCCATCAAGGAGCGACAGATCCCGATGCTTATAAATGTAGTCGTGGAACTCAACAAGTATTAGAAAAACATCCCTTAACTTGGAATAAACAGAAAGCAAAGGGTGAAACACAAAAATGGTGGGTACAAGGCTCATCAGACGTTAAGCATGGTTCATTACATGCGAGAGGTATCTTATCTAACGTCACAGGCGCACGTTCTACCTTCATTCAAAATGATGACGTAGAAACACCAACTACTACAGCTACTCCTGAATCTAGGGAAAAGCTTAGATACAGATTATCAGAACAGGTCCATATTCTAGTACCTGGATCACAACGACTCTTTATTGGAACTCCGCATAGCTTTGACAGCTTATATACACAGATCCAAGAAGCAGGGGCTAACTGCTTAATCCTTCGCATGTTCCAACATGAAGCTCGTTTTACTTCAGGAGAGCTAGAAGTCTCAACGACATTTAAACCTGAATATCTGTTTAGTGGTATCGGCACACAAGCCAAATTATTAAATGAGTATGACGATTATAAAGTTGAGAAAAGGGAACATGACTACTTAATCAAGCTGATAGCTAAACATGGCTTACTCGATGTATATGCAGATGCTCTTTGGTCAGATCGTTTCACTCCTGAAGTGATGGAAGATCGTAGAAAGCAATGTAATACAGTCAATGAATGGGATAGCCAATATCAGCTCCATGCTAAGCCTGTAGGTGAGATCCGATTAGATCCTGACAGACTCGTACCTTATGACGAAGAAGTAACCTGGCATAGAGCCAATGGACAGACTCAGATGCTTTTAGGCGAGAAGAGGATAGTCTCAGCTACTCTAAAACTAGATCCTAGTAGCGGTAAAACTAAATCAGATGTATCAGCAGTTGCTTTGGTCCTTCAGGATGAGAACGGAAAACTCTACTGGCACAGATCAGTAGCTTTAACAGGTGAGATAGCAGTTACAGATGACAAAGGACAAATAGTAGGTGGTCAAGCTTATCAATTAGCTGACATCGTAGAAGAGTTTAAGCTTCCTTCAATAATCGTAGAAACCAACGGAATAGGCGGTCATGTACCTTCAATTCTTAGATCAGTATTCAAGAAACGAAATATCTACTGCGGTGTACGTGAACTACATGAAACTCAGAATAAGAATAAACGTATCTTAGGCACACTCGAAGCTCCTTTATTATCAGGCTACTTATATGCACATCAATCTGTTTTACAAGTGAATGGAACAGATAGTCCTCAAGTCAAAGAGATGCGCTTATTTGATCCTTCAGTAACGAATAACAAGGATGACTATGTAGATTCATTAGCTGGTGCTGTATCAGCAGAGCCAGTCCGTATCGGCACACATAATCAGTATCCAACTTATAACCACAACAACAATTGGCAAGCTTCTAATCAATATTCAGAGATGAAACTTGACTTTTAATAATAGCTCTATTAATAGAGTTAAAAACAATAAAAATTAAAACCTAATTAGGAATGAAAATAACAATGACAGTACAACAAATTGTACCGTATGCAAAATACGTAACGAATGGGGCTGACTCAGTTTATACAGTAAATTTCTTTATTGAAGATAAGGAAAATTTATTTATTAAATTGAATGATGTAGTCGTTCATGCTAACGACTATAACTATCTAAAAGATGTAAACGGCATAGAATTCCATACACCTTTATTAGCTAATCAAAAACTAGAAATATTCAGGAAAACAAAGCTAGAAAGAACAACAAATTTTGAAAGCTTTAACAATACTTTTAGACCTGAAGTTCTAAATAAAGACTTAGATAAAATTTGGCTTACACTGCAAGAGCAAAGCAGTAAAGTAGACCAGTATGATCTTGATTATGAATATGCAGTTCGTACATCTAGCCAAGCCTTAACAGAAGTTAAAGATGCTCAAGCAAGAGCAGATGACGCTTATGAATTAGCAGACTTAACCAATACAGAAATTAGACCAATTCCTAGAGGTGGTACAGGTGCTAACAATGCTTCAGATGCACGAAATAATTTAGATGTACACAGTAAAGCTGAAGTTTTAGCTTTAGTTCAAACAGGTGGAGCAGGAGAAGTTCTATCAATAGAATCAGGCGGTACGGGTGGAACAACCGTTGAAGAAGCACGAGCTAATTTAGATGTATATAGTAAATCTGAAGTCGCCAGTCGAGTTGGACTACCTATTGGCAATATTCGTTGGTTCAACGGCTCACGTTCACAAATTGAAGATGGTGAAATTGCTTTAGATGGTACTACCGTATTAAAAAGAGCAGACTATCCTGAGTTATGGGCGTACATTCAAGCTTATCAACATGTAATTACAGATGCAGAATGGGTTGCTACCCCTTTAAAGCGTTCAGCATTTTCAAGTGGTGATGGTAGTACAACCTTCCGTTTAGCAGACATGAATGGTAAGTACACTAACTCCCTGAGATCTCCTGTATTACGTGGTGATGGTTATTACCCTAGTGGTATTGCTTTAGGTGACGCTATTCGTGAAATAGAAGGTCACACTAATTACATGTCCTATGTAGATTCACCTGAATCACAATTTGAAGGTAAACCATCTTTAAGTGGGGCATTCTATGCAGGGGCAGTGAAAGGTTATACAGTACAAGGTGCAGCTTGGACAAACCCGAACAGTGGTAATTCTCAAAAACCTTTAGCTTTCAAAGCATCCCTTGTTGTACCGACAGCAAACGAAAACCGTCCTAATTCAATATTTGGTGTATACGTTATTAAAGCAATGGGTGTCACTCAAGCTAAA